GCAAAGCTGACCAGCGCAGGCAACAAGCGGTACCGCATGACTGCCGAAGAGTTCGAGCTAATTCGCGAGGCACGCGACGCCCGTGTCAAGGCCGAACGTGGGGCCAACGGATCTGTCGGTGGGCAGGTCACGAAAGCGCTTGTGCAGCACGACGACGGTCTGACAGCACAGCAGCGGTATAGACTCCGCAAGAAGGGCGAGCTACCACCGGCGCCGATGAATGGTGCTGAGCAGATGAACGATGACAAAGCGAAGGCGCTAGGGATGTCGATGATCGCTAACGAGTTCCGACGGCGCGAGCGGTCCGACGGTGTTACGGATCTGATCGCTGGCGACCTGCGGCCCGACTCCATCTGCGACGTTACATCGAGTAAGACGGGCGTCATCTCCGATCTGCACTGGCCGTTCCATGCGCTCTACGACGACGACGGCCACCTGCACGGCCCGTACCTTACGGCCATCGAGCACCTGCGGGACTACGGCATCCAGACGCTTGTCATCAACGGCGACGCGATGGACTGCTATAACATTTCGACGCACGAGCGGATCGAAGCCAAACGCAACTTCGTTTGGGAGCTTGACGTGGCGCGTGCGATGCTGGCCCACCTGCGGCGGTACTTCGGCGACAAGGTGCGTATCATCTACCGCGAGGGCAACCACGAAGAGCGGTGGCTGCGCTACATCGCCAAGAACGCAGACGCCCTTCAGGGCTTACCGGAGGCGACGCTGCCCGAACTGTTGAAGCTCCGCAGTCACGGTATCGAGTGGATCGGCGAACGGTCTAAGCTGACGGTCGGCAAGCTGTGGATCGACCACGGGCACGAGTGGTTCGGGAGTGGCGGCGTCAACCCGGCACGCAACTACCGCATGAAGGCGCAGGACAACATCTTAGTCGGTCACGTCCACAAGACGACGTTCGACATGCACAAGCGCCCGTTAGACGGCTCTGTCTTTGCCGGCTGGTCGATGGGCTGCCTGTGCGATTTGAACCCGCATTACGCCCCGCGCAACCACTGGAACCACGGCGTCGTCACGGTCGACCTCGACAAGACGGGCGAGTTCAGCGTGAGCAACCGGATCATCATTAACGGGCGGGTGCGGTAAGCTGCACTTCTCGGACACTGTCCGATAAAATAGCTTGCGTATTTCGATATTTTTGTTATAGCTTCGCAGCACATGGCAATACTCGATCGCCTCCGTTCGGTGTTCAAGCAGGCCCCTGCTCCGTTGCAACGCGTGACGGCGGTGGGGTCTCGGTATGTCCGACCGGACTACAATGAGTTCCAGAAGCGCGTCGTCGAGGGCTACAAGGCTAACCCTGTCGTTGCCGCTTGTGTCGCCGTCCGTGCGAACACGCTCAATGAAGCGCCGATCGTCGCGCAAAATGCAACAACTGGCGACCTGCTACCGGCACACCCTCTGACACGGCTGTTCGCCAACCCTAACCCGTACATGTCGCAAGCCGAGTTCTGGCAGACGGTAAGCACCTACATCGACATCGGCGGCGGTGCGTACATCGTCAAGGCGCGCAACATATTAGGTGGCATCACCGGTCTGTACCCTTACAACTACGGGCAGATTGTCCCGCACATCAGCCCGTTGGGATGGATCGACGGTTACGTCTACGACGACGGTGCTGGGCAGACTACGACGTTCGACGTCCGCGACGTCGTGCACATCAAGTCGTATTACATCGACCCGCTGCAACCGCATCTGGGTTTGTCGCCTATCGTCGTGTCGTCGATCAGCATCGACGCATACAACGAACTCATGACGACGCTGTACAGCATCGCCAAGAACGGCGGCGTGATCCCTGGCATCCTGTCGAGTCAGGAGATGCTGCCAAGCCCCGTCGTTGAACAGCTCAAAGAACAGTTTGCCGAGAAGATCGGCGGCATGGGTCCGCAGTCTGGCAAGCCGTTGGTGCTGTCGGGCGGTGTAAGCTATTCCGAGATGGGTCAGTCGATCAACGCCCTAAGCGCACCCGATCAGTTCACGCAGTTCGAGGTCGCCATCTGCGGCGCGTTCCGCGTGGACCCTGCCGTGGCTATGACCCGTGCTGGCCTGCTGTCGTCGACGTACGCCAACAAAGAAACGGCCTTCCGCGAGTTTACGACATTGACGCGCGTACCAACATGGAACGCATGGGAGGAACAGATGGCGCTATCGTTCGCCTCTGAGTTCCCCGGCGTGCGGCTGGAGTTTGACACTACAAACATCGAAGCCCTTAAGCCCGACCCTGCACAGCGCGAGGCCCTTGCTATCCAGATGTGGACGGCGAACGCCATCACGAAAAACGAGTTGCGTGCAGAAGTGGGCTATGTGGAAGTAGAAGACGGCGAGGTTTACAACTACGAATTGCAGCCCACCACGGGCGGCTTTTTTGCAGCTCCCGAAGGCGAGGTTAAGGCCGAAGGCATCGACCCCGAAGCACCGGCCCCGATCACGAACCCGAACATCGCGCCGCCCGAACCTGAGCCGCCGATTCAGTTCTATCGGCAGACGGAGAAGGAAGCGGCCGACTATTGGCGTGCTGCTGACAAGATCATGAACGACTACGCAGCCGAGCTGATCCCGTTCGTGGCCGACGGCATGAAGACGATGATGCAACAGCTGACGGGCCAGAAGGCTGGCGAGCTCGACGTGACGCGCATCAAGATCGACCAGCTGACAGCGCAGTACCTGACGGCATCGGCAAAGGTCCGATCAGGACTGTTGCGCGAGATATTCTATCTGGCGGTGCAAGCTGCCGAGGGCAACCCTGCCGAGTTCCAGTCAATCTTCGACACGATCCAAGAACGCGTGGGAGCGCAGCAGCGCGAGCTGTTAACGATGGCTTACGGCACGGCACGCGATGAGATCGGCCAGACCATCGAAGACAACCGTGGCGTTACCGAAGCGGAGCTGCAGACGGCACTGCGTAGCAAGGTCGAGACACTGACCGTTTCACGTGCTGCGACGATCGCACGGACTGTCACCCGCGCCTCGGCAACGGAGACGCAGAAGGACACGTGGCAGAAGATGAACGAAGGCAAGGAAGGCACCGAAGACGAGATCTTGCGGGTGTGGGTAACGCGTCGCGACGACAAGGTGCGCCCATCGCATCGTGAGATGGACGGCCTGTACGTGAACGTCACGGGCAAGTTTCCCGAGCTCAAGGCCGACGCGAACGGCCAGATCAGCCGAACGGGCAAGACGTTAGACGGCCCCGCCGTAGGCACTGGCAGCCCGTCGTCTATCGTCAACTGCCGCTGCGTCATCCGTCCCGTCCGCAAGCGTAAAATCACATCAGGATACCAACCTGCAGAGGCTGGACAATGAACGACATCAGATTCAAAGTCATTGGCACGGACCCCGAAGCGCGCACCTTTACGGCGATCGCTTCGACGTTCAACGTCGTGGACAGTTACAACGAACGCATGATGCCCGGCTGCTACGCCAAGTCGCTAGCCAAGCAGATGCCCGTTGGTGTCAAGGCTCACGACTGGACGCTTCCGGTCTTCCGCACCGAAGCCAAGGAAGTCCTGCCCGGCGACCCGGAACTCGACGATCCAAACATCGACGAGGTAACGCGCGCCAACGGCGGCCTGTGGTTCCGCGGCACGATGTTTGACACGAAGGACGCAGACGAGACGTACACCCTCATCAAGCAGGGCGGCTTCCGCGAGTTCAGCGTGGGATACACAACCATCGTCGACGGCTTTGGCGAAGACGGCACGAAAGAGATCTACGAAGTCGACCTGCACGAGATCAGCCCTGTGCTGGTCGGTGCCAACCCGAATACGCAAGTGATAGCATTGAAGCGACGCGGCGACTATGACGACCACGTGGTCGGCCTCGGGAACGAGGTCACCTGGCTTGTGGAGCGTACAAAGCAGCGTCTCGATATGCGCATGAAAGAGGGGCGAATCTTATCGTCCCGCAATGTGGCTCTGCTCGAGACCTTGGCGGGAATCTTGAAAGAGGCACATGGCGAAATCAAGCGGCTTCTTGCCGCGTCAACACCGCAGCCAAAAGAAGAGACCGAGGCAAAGCCCGGTCGAAATCGGAAGGCCCTGCGGCAACTCATCAACAGTCAATTAAAGGACCACACCCTATGAATCTCGAAGAGATCATTGCGGCGCTGCAGGCCTTGCTTGAGAACCCCAACGCCACCATCGAAGAGATGGCCGCTGCGGTAGCTCAGGCAGTCGAGGCCTTGACAGCGTTGACGGAATCCCCTGACGTCGAGGACAGCCCTGAAGTGGCACCCGCCGTCGAAGCGCAGGCGCTGACGCTTGCGTCCCTCATCAACAAGGCGACGGCTCGCATCGAAAAGAAGAAGGCCACAGCCGCAGTCATCAAGTCGGCCATCAACACACCGACGGGAGCACAGCCCATGACAACGAAGACATCAGCCCCGACGATCACGTCGAAGGGCCAGAAGAGCCGCGTCTACAAGGACAGCGCCGAAGCCTACAAGGTCGGCCAGTTCCTGCAAGCCCAGATGGGCAGTGCCGACGCTAAGAAGTGGTGCGACGATCACGGCGTGTCGTTCAAGACGCTGACGTCTGCTAACAACACGTCGGGCGGCATCCTCGTACCGGAGGAGATGGAGTCTGCAATCTGGAACCTGAAGGAGGAGTATGGCGTCTTCCGCGGTGGAGCCAACGTCGTCGGCATGGGTTCCGATACACGCCATATTCTCAAGGAAGTATCAGGCAACGACACGTACTTCGTTGGAGAAGGCGTCGCACCTACGGCATCTGATCTGGCATGGACAAACCTTACGCTCTCAGCTAAGACACTGGCAGTGCTGACGAAGTACAGCAAGCAGCTCGGCGAAGACGCAACGGTTTCCATCGCCGACGAGATCACGAACTGGGCAGCCTACAAGCTGGCACAGCGTGAAGACGAATGCGGCTTTGTTGGTGACGGCACGTCGACGTACGGCGGCATCATCGGTGCCACGTACAAGTACCGCAAGCTCCTCGAAGACGGTGGCGGCACATGGGCAACAGACGCCGACAAGGCAAAGCTCGGTTCTGCTGTCGTAGCCACAGGCACGACGTGGTCGGCCATCACGCTCGCCGACATCATCGCGATGATCGGCAAGGTCGCCAACTACCCTGGCACCAACAACGCTTTCCACTGCACGCCGCAATTCTACTGGAACGTCGTGTATAATCTTGCCATCGCCAAGAACGGCACGACGGGAACAGAAGTCGTCAACGGCGTACCGCAGCAGACGCTCATGGGCTACCCCGTTGTGCTCAACAACGTGATGGCGAAGGCTACGGCCATCAACCAGGTTCCGCTGCTGTTCGGTGACGTATCGGCATCGTCGTACTTCGGCGACCGTCGCGGCATCACGATCGAAACGTCAGAGCACGCCGATTTCGCTGCACGCCTCGTGTCGGTGCTGGTGACGGAGCGCTTCGACATCATCAACCACGACTTCGGCAACTACAACGCCACTGCATCACTGCAGAAGGCTGGTGCTATGGTCGGTCTCATCACCCAAAACGACTAAGGAGTAACGACTAATGCAACCACTGCAAACCGCTAAGACGCACGTCTTCGTCGCTCCCGGCGCTGTCGTTGACAACGCAACGTACACGTCGACCGTCTGCGACACTGCCGGCGCTGACTACCTCGAAGTCAACGTCCAGCTCGGCACGACTGACATCGCCCTTGCTACGCTGAAGCTTCAGGAGTCTGACGCCATCACGAACAGCACGACGCTGGACAGCGGCGCCGACATCACCGGCTACGTCTTCGGCACGTCGACGAATCCCGACACGGGCACGACTTCAACCCTGCCGTCGGCCACGGACGACAACAAGGTGTTTCAGTTCCGCGTGCCGCTGCAAGGCCGCAAGCGCTACATCAACCTGATCGCCGTCGCCGGCAACGGCACGACGGGCACCTACCTCGCAGCCCACGGTAAGCTCGGCAAGCTCGAGCAAGATCCCGTGACGGCTACGGACGCAGGCCTCGGAGCATGGCTGTAAGAGCTCACTACGGGCCTCACGCAGGCCCGTGGTAAGCTTTTACGGAGGTTAGCTATGGTGAGCACAAGGTGCAAGGCTCTGGGGCCTCTACAGACAATCAGCGCATCGGTCGCCGTGACGGTGACGTGGCCGGATCTGACGGACTTCCTGCTGGTGCATCCCGTCGGGCATGACCTGTCGGTGACATACGACGGCACGACACCGACGACGACGATTGGCTTCATCATCAAGAAGGACGAAACCAACGAGGTATACGTCGGCCCCGAGATGCTCATGAAGATGAAAGCCAAGTCGGGCGACCCTGTCGTCAACATCCAACCCTTCCGCAAACTTGCAGACGTGGACACGTAATGTACAGCCCCCGACTATCCAATGCTGGCGCCTCGGTACAGCTCGACGTTGTGCGTAACGTACCGTGGGCGTACACGTTCACGATCAAAGAAGCCGGCGCCGTTGTCAACATCAGCGGCCGCACGTACGCTGCACAGATCCGCACGGCAGGCGACGTGCTCGCGGCGACGGCGACGTGCACGATCACGGACGCGGCCAACGGAAAGTTCAGCGTGTCGTTTTCCGCGGCCTCGACGGCAGCCCTGACGGCAGGTGCCAACTACGTCTGGTCGATGGAGCAGACGGCATCGGGAGTGACTACCGAGCTGGCACGTGGTGAGGTAACCGTCTACGGTGAGATCGCCCAGTGACACAGACCTTGAACATAGAGCGCCCGAACGTTACGCTTGACGTTGGCGAAGCGGCAACGACGATCGCTGTCGACACCAGGCAGATCACATTGACGGTGGACAGTGGCGGCCTCGTGCCGATCAGCTCCGACATCAGCCTCGTAGCCGCTGCGAACATCAGCGCACTCCGTGCAGTCACGACCGACGGCAGCGGGCAGGCGGTGTACGCATCCAACGACACGCTGGCAAACGCGCAGGTCGTCGGCATCACTACGACGTCGGCAACGACGGGTGGCACTGTGCGCGTGGTCATGAACGGCACGATCACCGACAGCTTTTGGACATGGACCAAAGGCACGGTGTACTTAGGCACGAACGGCAACCTTACACAGACGGCCCCGACTGGCGGTGCTATCGTAGTGCACGTCGGCCGGGCCTTGACAGCAACGACACTACAGATCGACGTAGACACAATCATCACAACGGTGTAAACATGGCAGCCAAATACATCAAGAACGACAGCGGGCAGCTGGCCGAAGTCGAAGCGACCACCTCATCAGCTGGTGCTGGCGACGCTGGCAAGATCGTCGGCCTTGACTCGGCTGGCAGGATCGACCAGACGATGATGCCCACAGGCATCGGCGTAGAAACCGAGGCAATGGTTGCCTCGGAGACTTTATCCGCTGGCGACCTCGTTAACATTTTCAACGACGCCGGCACGCGCAAGGCACGCAAAGCCGACAACTCCAACGCACGTCGTGCGCATGGTTTCGTGTTGGCGGGCGTGACGTCGGCAGCTACGGCGACGGTGTACATGGAAGGCGCTCTTACTGGCCTGACGTCGATCACCCTCGGAGCGCCCTACTATCTCGGCACGACGGGCGGGCACACGGCCACGGCGCCGACCGCTGCGGGCACGCTCTCACAGGAAATTGGCATCGGTGTTTCGACGACGTCGATCAGCTTCGAGCCGCAGCAACCTATAACACTGGCCTAAGCAATGGCAATAAAAAAGCCCCTCGTGCTGGCGTCTGGCCAGATAGAAGAGCTGCAAAGCGGCGACGACATCGACCCGAAGGTGCGGGTGTCGAGTGACGACACAAGCCCGGATCATTTGGAGTTCAAGATCGTCGGCAACCGCGGCATCCGTATTGATGTTTTGCAACCGGGCGCGGCCGAAGAACTTGAAATCGGCCTTGACGATATCAACGCATTGTACTTCGCTGGCGTGTCGGCGAACGACAATAACCCGGGCTATCTCGAAGACAAGATTGTTGCCGGCTCTAACATCACGATAACGAAGAACAACGCGGGCGCTGACGAGACGCTTACGATCGCGGCAACGGGCGGCAGCTCGGCACCAGACATCCACCCTTTCCTATTGATGGGCGCATAGCATGGCAACGACCTACAAAATCTTAGGACAGGTAACGCCGGGCACGACGGCAGCGTCGACGCTGTACACGGTGCCGTCTACGACTCAGGTCGTGGTCTCGTCGCTTGTCGTTTGCAACCTGACGACGACGGCACGCACGTATCGTCTGGCTATCCGTCCCAATGCGGCGACGCTGGCCTCCAGCCATTATCTCGCATACGACACCACGGTGGCGGCGAACGATTCTACTATCATGACCATCGGCGCAACGCTGGATTCTACCGACGTCGTGACGGTGCAGGAATCGGCGGCGAACACGCTAACGTTCACAGTCTTCGGTGCTGAGCTGACGTGAGTGTAAGATCGCTACGATACAGTGACCTGTCATTGCGTCTCCCGAAAGGCACCTCCGCACTTCCCATCGAGCGCGACGCGTGGGCGTTCTTGGATGCCGCTGGCATAACGTCTGCTTTGCAGCAGCGGGCCGTGGTGCAGCTTGTGCGCGATCTGAAGAAAGCCCAGCTATGGACGAAGATGAAAGCCATCTACCCGTTCGTTGGCGGCACTGCGACGACGCATAAGTGGAACCTGAAAAACCCGCAGGATACAGACGCGGCGTTCCGTATGTTGTGGGAAGGTGGTATAACGCATAATGCCAGCGGCATTACTGGCAATGGTACGACAGGTCGTGGCGTAACATATTTGGTGCCTTCTACGGCTTTCAGCGCTGGTTCTGCACATGTTTCAGCTTATGTCTCTACTAATTTAGAAGGGCCTCGAAATGAGTATGGCCTTTTTGATGCCACAAATACAAACGCCATGTCATTTAACACATCGGAACAAAGTGGCGTGCTGGATGGCACTGGCAACCATGTAAGTATTATTGGCCACCAAGCTAACAATCGGATTATCGTTTTGCGAACGGGCAATGCTGGTTTTCACACATCGACGAGGACATCGACAACAACATTAAAAATGTTTGTTAATGATGCACAGATTGGCGCAACAAATACAGTTGCCTACAACAACTTTAGCACCTTGACGGGTAACATGTATTTCAATGTGGCAGCGTTATTCAATGGCACTACTTTCACAAATTACAACACGAGAACAATCTCGTTTTTCAGCCTCGGCGATGGGTTGACAGATAGCGAAGTTGCTTTGTTCAACAGCTCAGTACAACGATACCAAAAAACGTTAGGACGTTCGGTATGATGCTAAGTCAGATACCACTAGCAAACATGTCGCAATATGCCGGTTTGTTAACTACTGTGCAGGCAGAAGCATTGCGTGGCAACACCTACTTGCCTGATAGCTATTTTAACCCTATACAAGATGCCAACGGCAATTGGATAGTTAGTGCAGAAGAGATAGCATATTGCGCGAACCCTAATTTTTTATGGGTTAAAGAACTAGCAATGATACCATTAGTAGCGCCGCCATCACGTCTAATAAATGGGGAAGTTCTGCCATGATGATCTCCCCTGAAGAAGGTCTCATCGGCGGCGTGGCCTTGTGCATCATGTGTCTGCTGCCGCTACTACTCCCGAAGGATAAGCGATGAACGAGCAGTTCCCGAAATGGGTCTTAGGCGTAGCTTCGGCTGCGGTCATCAGCATTGGCGCAGGACTGCTGACGACGATGGTCATGCTGCGTGAGGACATGGCCGTTGTCAAGTCACACATCGCCGAACTCAAGCAGACGAATACGAAGGTCGACGCTGTCGAGCGCATCGTGATTGGTCACGAGTACCGCATCACGGCGTTGGAGGCCGACGGCACTGTGTACCGCACGGACACGATACGAGCACGCCGTGGACGGTGAACCGATCATCACGAACGTGAAGCCAATGCCGTATGAAATACCGCGGCCGCGTAATCATGTCGAGGCCAAACCATACGAGCCGTTGCAAGAGACTCCGTACTTTCGTGAGCCGACGCTTGCGGAATCTCTCGCAGCTGCTTGGCAGACAACGAAGGTCATCGCGGTGATCACACCGCATATCGTAAAACTCATTTTAGGACTCGCCATGAAATCGTGGAAGACAACCCTCGGCGCTATCATCGCCGGACTGGCTGGCATTCTGAACGCTCTCGGTATCGTCGTCATCCCTGCCGACGTGCAGGTCGGCGTCCTGACGGTCGCCATGTTCATCATCGGCCTGTTTGCAGCCGACGACAAGACGTCTGAGTGACACCTAACGACATGGAGGTATCGGGATGGCTGCAAAGAATACTGCCGGCAAAGCTGGCAAAGCTGGTACGGTGGTCGATACGGTACGTGCGACTGTTCACGTACCTGAACGACCGACGCTTGCGGTAGCTGAACCGGTCGCACCATGCGACACGTTCAGCTGGATGGACGTGGCCAAGGCCGAACTCGGGCAGCGCGAAGTCAAGGGTGCGAAGCACAACCCGCGTATCATCGAGTATCACAAGACGACGACGTTGAAGGGCACCACGGACGAGATCCCGTGGTGCTCATCGTTTGTTAACTGGGTCATGAAGCAGGCAGGCTATCCGGGCACGAACTCGGCAGCGGCGCGGTCATGGCT